TTAATGCCACAGCGTTTGCCCTTCTAAGTGTGAAGGATCACGCGGTAACTTACGTAATGTGAATTCATCTCTGAGATAAGATTTAGCGAAGTTCTTTCGCTTCTTTCCTAATGCTGGCAAGTCGCCTAACACTTTAACAATACCTTTAACTTCCAGTGAATCAAAACTATAGCCTTGATCAAGAAGGAGCTCCAATACTGGATAGAGCTTTTTATATACCCGAGTTGCTTCAGCTTTTGAATCTCGTCTTCCTTTTATCTTCGCCCGCAAAGAGTTGAGTAGAGAGAGCCTTCCCAAATGGCCAAGTATATTGGATACATTAATTATGACGTTCGTAACGTAGATACTTAGAACGAGTTCGATGCAAAAGATAACGTAGTATTCAGTAATAAATATTTGGTCACTGTACAGGATGACCGGGTAAACATTCTCTAAGATCGTCATGCCAACAAAACTAACACCGATCAAGATTCGATAATTAGAACTGATAACGTCCACATTAGTGAATCGTAAGAACAAACAAATAATGACAACGTATGTGATAAACGCAGAAACAAAGGAGATGACTTGCTCACCAGTACTCGCCACCGTTAGGTCAACATTAAAGAAAGTAGATCCAATGATTAGTAGTGCGCATAAGATAATTGCTTGCTTTTGGTCATTGTTTGTTTGCAAAATTTTGGCTCCGATTTAATACAGCGGCGGAGTATAGATGAAACTTGCAACTACTTTTATATCATTGATTTAAAATGGTTATTTTGACTACCTGATTGGTGGTATTGATTGGTTCATTGAATCGATAAACCGTGCTTTTGATAGGGCTCGGTTCGTAATTTTCTCAACTTTGCTGTGTGACTGATGATCTCACTCCACCCCCAAACATTTCCTTTCAGGAAAGTTGAACGCGTTCTTTGCTACTTAAGAACAAACGCCAATACCAACTCTATCAGGAAGGCTTGAGCCAACTTGACGGCCACAAACGTCCAAGTCGCCATCAATCCGGGCATGCGATTGATTTCGTGGCTTACGATGAAAACAACAAGGTGACATGGGACTTTAAGTATTACGAAGCGATCAGCAAAGCCTTTAAACAAGCGGCTAGGGAGCTTGAAGTGTCGATCATTTGGGGTGGTGACTGGAAAAGCCTTAGAGATGGTCCACACGTTGAGTTGAATCGTTTGGTGTATCCATGATTAGCGCGTTACTGAATCTTGTGACCGGTGGCGTAGCGACGTATAAGCAGCTTAATCAAAACAAAGCTGAGGCGTTAAAGCGTAAAGATGAACTCGCAAATGAGAAGCATCAGGCAAGGGTACGGCGATTACAAAATGGCGAAGAGCAGGCCAGCAGCCTTGATGAAATCAGTATTCGAGATAGGGGATTTAAGGATGAATTTATCCTGCTCGTCGTCTTCGTACCGCTTATCTTGTCTTTCATTCCCAATTACGCGCCATATGTTGAACAAGGCTTCAATGCATTACAGAGCATCCCTAACCCTTATTGGTTTGTAGTCGGTGCTGTTGTGGTTGATACGCTAGGCATGCGCGCTATGGTGCGATACTTACTTGAATACTATGCATCTCGATGGAAAGCGAAGTGATGGCGTTTCTTGATGCGTTAATCATTGCACTTATTACAGGTGGAGTCTCAAGCCTTGGCACGATTGCGGCTTTGAAAACAGACATCAACTGGATAAAACGAGTGCAACAAGACCAAGAGCAACGGATACGAAAATTGGAGGACTCCAATGGCTAAGAAAGGTTACAAGTGCAAAGGCCGCCGACCAAACGGCCAACTTAAGAAAGGTTACACACTCAAGAACGGGCGTGTGGTCAGGGCGAACATTACGAGAAAACGTTACAAAAAACGCCGATAAGACCAATCAATCAAAGGGCTATTTTCTTAGGGAAGTAGCCCTTTCTGCATTTCTACGACAAGAATCTACATTTTAAGCATCAAGTTTTACAGCTAATGGTTTAAATCACTGTTATAGATGGGGTTAATAGGTATAATCCTTTGTCAGAAATCAGACTAGATTGTTTAAAAATATCAATAGATGCTGAAATAAAAGAAATAGGTCATGTTAAGAAAATAGTATTTTTATATAAAGCTATCATTTTTAGTTCTATCGATGATTTTATAAATTAAAGCTTTGAGCGTATGAATAATACATAACAAGCATTTAGAGGGATTCACAACGATTGGCATTTTTGGTTCTACTTCAAATTTAGTGTTTATGGCACAATGTTTTAGGTTTGGATGGGGCGTTGTTCAACCCTTAATTGGGCGTTAGCCATCTAGGAGGAAAATTGGAAGTACCTAGTCGTTTATATAAATATATGAGTGCTAATACAGCAAAATTGGTGCTTGAATCTCAAAAGCTTCGTTGGTCCTGCCCAAGTTCATTTAACGACATAAATGAACTGCAAAGGATGCCTGCTTTCAAACCTTCGATTGACGCATGTAAGGATGAGTATTTAAAAACTCTTATGAACGTTGCGTATGAAGAGTTGCAATTGAATAAATCGCTTTCTCCGGACTCTGAGGGTTTAGTTTCTCTTATGCAAATGACTAAAAGACAGGGAGTCGGTAAAGATACACTGTATCGCGAACTTTCTTCACTTGAGCTGAATTTGTCGAGTATGGAAGAGAACCTGCGCGAGGAAACTGAACGTTATAACAACGGTGCCTTACGTATAATCTGCTTATCTGAAGATGAAAACAACGAAGTTATGTGGGCGCACTACGGAGACAATCATACTGGTTGTATGTTTGAGTTTAGACATATTGAAAAGCTAGACACACCTTTTCAAATGGCAAAAAAGGTAAGTTATACAGACAGTACGCCTAATTTGGGCTCTGCTTTGGACTTCTTACTTTATTATGAGCGTCAAGAGCTGCTTGCCAAAACTGCTGATGCAATTTATTACACCAAAACTGCAAAGTGGGAATATGAAAAAGAGTGGCGTGTGATGACACGCCGTCCTGGGGAGGATAAAAGATACAGTGACTTTGAGTTTTACAAGGAAGAGTTGGTGTCGGTAACTTTCTCTGCTCGAATTGCCGATGAAGATCTTACAGATTTAGTTAGTTTAATCGCGGCTCACTATCCACAATGTAAGATGTATAAAGTTCAGTCGGTTAAAGGTAAAATTGAGCGTGTTGAGTTCGATGGCTAACAAATAATTTAAGAGTGATTCTCCACGCTTGGCATTTTTGGTTTGGGTCTAGTTTAGTGTTTACGGCACAATAGTTTAGGTGTGGTGGTATGCGTTGCTCACCACTTAACGCGGCGTTATGCGAATGGAGTCAATGGTAAGTTAATAGTATGGTTTCTAAATATCAAATTAAATCGAATTTGTCAGAGGCTCAAGTTGAGTCAGATATATCATCTTTTTTTGGCTGGATTTCGAAAGGTGCTCCATTTAGATTGCATGATGTAAATGAGCAGCTTACTGGCTCGGACAAGGCTTTTTACGACCAGGGGTTCGCTTTTCTAATGCAGTTCAAAAAGTCGGAGGGGCTTTACTCTGCATCAGATGTTTCAGTTTCTACTAGGAAAAATCGTAGTAAACTCGAAGATATTAGAGAGTTTCGTCAAAAACATAATTTAAATGACGATCCTACTCTGTATTTCCCCTTGAGAAAAAAGGCTAAGAATGCTTTAGAGTTACAGCATAATGTTCTTCTTGAGTACGCCAATCAACCAAATTCACAAGCATTTTATGTCGCACCGTTGTTGCTAGATAAAAAAGAGTATTATGATACGCTTTTTGATTCAGTGAACCGATTTCAAAAGTTTCCATTCAATTACAAAAAATATCGTCTACACCGTAAGGATTGGGTTTCTACTGTTGGGTTCGTACCATTCCTGAAAGAGCATATATCTATAATTCCACATGAAAGAGTAACCACGCACGAACACTACTATTCATTCTCTGGAACAGGGGGGGATGTTGGTTGGCACTCTCCTGAAATTATGTCCGAATCTCCCCAAAGATTAGGTGAAATCTTAAAAAAAGAGATTAATACTTGCGTGTGGAAAAATAAGTTTGTCCCACTAGAAGCTTTACCAAAAGTCCTAGAAATTGATTACCAAGAGTCATTTTCAGAGACTAATGACCCTTTAGAACGGATGAGGGTGTGGGGGGAGTGGATGTACAGAGATTATGGGATTAAGGTTTTTGTTTTGTTAGCGAGCAGTAAAGAGCTGGAATACTACAAAATGACATTTGCATAACAAACGACTATGGCGTCAATGATTAATTTTTGGCAGTGTTTTCATCCCACATGGCGCCATCTCTCAGCATAGAGTTAAGAGTCACAACCATCTTTCGAACACACGCGATTATTGCGACTTTCTTAGGCTTTCCGGCAGCTACAAGTCGAGCATAAGTTGCTTTGAATACGGGGTTACATTGCATGGCCGACATCATTGCCATATATAACACTGTGCGTACTTGCGCTCGACCGCCTTGGATTACGCGCTTACCTTTGTAGCGACCACTTTCACGTGTTATTGGAGCGACACCAATCAGTGATGCTGCTTGTTTATTCGTGATGTAACCAAGTTCAGGTACGTTGCTAATTATTGATGCAGCGGCAATGTTTCCTATTCCTGGGACGCTTTGCAATATCGTGTTTTTAGCTTGGTATTCAGGGCTATCTTCAATGAGTTTAACGAGCTTTTCTTCTAACTTGGTGATTTGATTTTTTATCGTGGTTAGCATTGGTTTGATAGTCGGATGGAGAGAGGCGGGAAGTATCTGGATTCGGTTCTTTTCCATGGTTTGCATGGATAACAACTGGTTTCGGCGAATGACTAAGTCACTCATTAGGCGTATGTTTTTTGGCTTTATGACAGTAAGAGCTGGTTTGATTGCTTCTCCATAGTGAGCGATCAATTCTGCATCTAAACGATCATTTTTGGCTCTGCGGCCAATAGCACCGGCGAATCGTTTTATGTGGACAGGGTTTGCTCTGACAATAGGTAATTGAGCCTCTGCACATGCAAGAACAAAAGGCATTTCTAATCGGCCTGTAGCTTCAATAATGATTCGTTCAGGACTGTGACTCTTAATCGTTTTGAGTGCTTTTTTGATGCCTTTATCATTGTTCTCTACTGAGAAAAATAGGTCTAGTGGCCTGATGTGGATGTCTAATTGTGTTTTGCCGGTATCAACTCCAACGTTGATGCTTTGATTGATTTTGGTATTCATAATAAGCTAACTCATGCTTGCGTAATGCGGGTTCGAGACCCAGTCGACTATTCGAGGTTTATGCTTGAAGTCCTATGTAGCGTTCATGTTTGTTATCGGTCTCTCGATAGAGGAGCCAGCGTTTAAACGAACTACTACATAGAAAGCTTTAGTTGCAGCTAAAGCCTGGGTCTCACATTACCCGATTGGAGTGCTTATTATCCATACAAACAATTTAAGAGGGATTTCCACGCTTGGCATTTTTGGTTCAGGTTTAGTTCAGTGTTTACGGTGTCTAAGTTGACTATCGTGGTCGGGTGGCTCCCCCTTAATTGGGCGTTAAGGCACAAATGGAGAGTTCATGAGTGAATCAGTAGAGAAAGTATTACTGGCACCGGTTCAGATCGAATTTACAGAAAACGTGAAGAAAATACGTCAGAACTTAATGGTTGCAAGTTTCATCTCTTTGTTTATGACTCTAGGTGGAGTCAGTATTGACCCTAGCTCAACCTTCTTTGGTTTAAAGTTTAACGGACTCAACGATGCGTTGTTATATAAAGGGCTGCTAATCCTCATCTTATACTTTCTTGTTCATTTTGTTTGGTGCGCATATGAATCACTTCAAGAGTGGGAAGTGAGAGTTACTGGAACCAAAGAGGCATTTTTACGTGCTGATGAAATGGACCTTGATGAAGCGGTAAAACCGCCTTTCCCATCAGATCCAAGAAACTCTACTTTCTATTTCTGGTGGTCGACACAAGCAGAAAGAATTGGAAGTCTCAAAGAACCCCTAACAGATATAAATCAACGGGTTGAAAGTATGGAGGCTGCCATCCATGAAATGCGAGAGAACGGTGCGAGTTTAAACCGATCAGATGCCAATATCAGCTCTCAAGTACAACCTTTGAAGATAGATATTGAGAGTGCTGTAAATTCAATCAATCGAATGGAAAAGGTTTTAGCTGGTAATCAGCTAATAGTTTCAATGAAAACGTTTGATCGCCGTTATAAATACTTTCTGATAAGCCAAAATGTTCGATGGTTTGTCATCGACTTTTTTGGTCCAATAATATTGTCCTCAGTATCACTGTTGTGTCTCCTAAATGGCGGAATAATTGTGCCCTAATAAACTGCTCAAGAATGATTTACAACGCGTGGTATTTATATCATGCGTCGAATTTAGTGTTTAAGGTGGTATGTGGCGGCATTGATATTACGTTGCTCACACCTTAGCAGGGCGTTATGCCTTTAAGAGAAAGTATGAGTATGCCTATAAAAATATATAAGTATGAGCCGATGTCGGTACAGTCTTTGATTAACTTGAAAGCTCAGGCTTTATACTTCAATTCACCGAGTAATTTTAATGACCCTTTTGATTGCGAAGTCCCATTAGAGCTTCGTTTTCCTTATGATCCTGAAGCACAACTGATCAAAACTCACTATGAGATTGAACTTTTAAATAGTAAGGAGTTTCAGAAATATGATCAGCTTCGCAATACAACTTTGAAAGAGTTTAAACTTAGCCTTGAGAAGATGGCAACTGACCTTTATGAACAGCGTGTCGAAGGGCTGTTTAAAGACAAAGGTGTCAGTTGCTTTAGTGAGACGAATGATAATTTACTTATGTGGTCGCATTATGGTTCATCCGCAAAAGGATTTTGTCTGGAATTTCGTACAGACATTGAGCCATTCGAAAAAGCACGTAAGGTAAATTATGTAGCAAATCCACAGCAGGTCGACTATGTAAAAATGATGCTAGGTGGTGGAGATTACTTTTTAGATAACTTGTTGTGCACAAAATCATCACATTGGGCTTATGAGAAAGAGTGGCGAGTATTCCATCATGAAGTCAATAAAGTCTACTATTACCCTTCAGACTCACTGACTGCTGTTTACTTTGGTTCAGAGATAGATCGAGATTTTCTCGAAATTATTTGTCTTATCATTCAGGGGCAAAACCCAAATGTGAAATTTTTCCAAGGCACTCGATCTAACGATCAGTTTTCGCTTATTTTTGAAGAAGTCACGTACAAGCCTCATGTCGCAGCACAGGCATAACAAAAACATCAAGGTGACGCTTTACACTCGGCGGGTTTGGTGCGTTTGGTGAGTTCATCGTGGCGCAACTTATGTTAGGCATTATGTTTTCGGAGGTAAAATTGGATTTTCTGACAAATGAGTGGGTAGTAGGAATTGGTGGCGGCGTTCTAAGTGGATTGATAGTCACACTGCTAACAAGATACATATTCACCAAACGTGATAATCGCGAATACTATCGAAAATTGGATTTGGTAAATAAAGAAATCCTTTACGCTCTGCGCCCTGGCATATCAGAGGGTGCGATGCCAAATGAAGCTATTCTAAAAGCTCTCATTATTGCTACATCGCGGAAGTACAAAGTAAATTCTCAGGATGTTTTTCAACCTAAGCAAATCGCTGAAGAACTGATTAAAGAAATCATGGATTCAAGCTTTATATCTTTTGAGAGCAAATCTACATATTGTGCGACATTAAGCTACTTAGTTGGAGAGACTAAACCTAAGTCTGAAGCCGAAGAGATAGAAGTTAAAAGACTGAATAAACATTATCAAATCAAGCAAAACCAACAAACAAGTATGGTTTTAGGGCTGTTCACGGGGGCTACAAGTGTTGTCGTAACGTTTATGTCAATGAATATGCGGGTAGAAGACGGGGCGTCACTAGTTGAAAAAGTTTACATGACCACTTTTCCAATGATGTTGGCAGCAAGTGCAGCATTAGTCTCTATAGCAGGTATTTTTGCATATCTTCGTTTACGTAAAGAAAAGAACAAATTAGAGCAACAAACATAACAAAGCACTTAAGAGTGAATCACAATAGTGCCAGCGTATAAAAGTGGGATAGGAGAGTCATACCTTTTTATCGGTACCTTACAATAGGAATTTATTACCATGATTTGGCATTTTTGGTTTTTATTATGCTGATGGTAATTCTCTAAGGTCTGCGTGAAGTGTTACTTGAATTTGGCAGGCACCCAAGGCTTCGCTGGCATGCGGCGACCGCCACGAAATGGCAACGGATGCTCTTTAGGTGGGTAAAACTTTGGGGAATCAATTCGACCGTGGCGTTCGACGAGCTGACGATGTTCGTCGCGCCAATACGCAAAACTGAGCAATTCTTTCGGATTAAACTCGCGTCGTTCAGGCGTGATCAAGGTGGCACGGTCAAAGTGAACCCTAAATCCATTCCAGCGATGATCTAAGGGCAAGTAACCGCGAGCGTGAATGTTCATGAGCTTTTCGGCCATTGGGTTCACAGGGACTTCACCTGAGAGCCAGCGTTGGACCGTGATCGGTTGAACGTGAAAAAAGGCTGCGGCGTCGTGGATATCATCAAAGTGATGATGCACGAGATCCGCAAAGTGTGGCGTGAGCATGTGATCTCCTTCAAAAATTAAGATAAGCGTGCAAAGTTTTTTTCCTCCTCATAAAGTGTGTTTGTAGTAGAAAGTCTCTGGAAACGGCGACACATCAGCGTAAAAATCAGAGACACGAAAACCAAGTATAGCCAACAATATCAAACTCAACGTGCATAAACGTGCAGCCAAAAGTCATAAAACCCACGACATTAAGGACTTAATTCGGCGTTGTGTGCAAAATCCACAAGGACTAAGGTACTGAAACCCCTCACATTTCACACACCATCACTGCGTATTATTAGCAGAGTTATGTTGAGGGTTTGCTTTGCCTAGAACGCGGCAAGGGTGGGCGAGAGACTTACTCATTGTCGGCTGGCCGTACATGTTAGGAACGAGAATCGCTTGCTAGTGATAGCCCGTAACATAACTACGCATAATACCTGCACTAACATTTCGAGTTTGTCATTGCATGACATACCAGTATGTTAAAAAATGACATACCTCCTCTTAATTCCTAGCCGTTTTGTTTTCGTGAGCACCAAATGTTGGGAGGGGCCCGTTTCGTCGGGAGGGCCCCAACATGGCGCGGAGCGAAAACCCCCGTCTAGTATTACGGGGGTAAATTCCACGGAACTGTCAGCCTTCACCGTGTATTCGCAAGTGTAACGCGCCAGTGTTTGAGCGTAGCGAGTCTACCTTAGTTCCCTCCAGTACCATGTGGTTAAGTTTTCTAATCTCTTTTTTTATGGATCATGTCTGCTTTTGCTTCTTGTAGGTAATTCTCAAATAGATAATTTGCCACATCCGTCCACTTTACAGATTCCTTTGTTTCATAGCTGATATCTATCGCTACTCTTTCCAGTTTCATTTTGTTTTCTTCTTTAACTCTTAGTGATGTGTATTTTTGTGTCATATGCACCTCAGTTTGTGATGTTATCCATGTATTTTAGTATGCAGTTGTATTTTTTTCTCAATTGTACTTGCATACATGGGTACTTTGGGGTTAGTTTTACCAGAAATCACATGTATACATGTTCGCACAGGGTTAGGGTTTTGGGCTAGTTATGAAAAAGAAGATCTTCACAGCAGAGGAATTACAAATCGACACTGAGGCTTCGCCTTTTGTTTTTGTTGATTACCTTGCTTTTTCGTTTCCGTACTCATCACTTCGTCATGCTCACAAGTCAGATTTGTCTAATCCTTGCTGGGCACCGCTACCAAAACCAACATATCAGCGCGTTCGTTGTCCTAATCGTAAAGCAAAATTAGAGGATCTTTATCGATCTAAATGGCGTGTTGCCATGCTTGACCGTTTGGAGGTTTTTTGTCTTCACGTTCTTGGTTTGAAAATGTCACCTTGGCGCGATAAAGGTCTTAATGGTTATGAAAATTCTTGTCATTTAACGCCTAAACATTCTCGTCAACACGTTGGTTTTGTCGCTCTCGGTGGTAACCGTGACACCTGTTACATACAGCTTGAAGGAGTAGGGTGTCGCTCTCTTGTCGAGCATACATCTTTGTTTCGCTTGCATTGGTGGTTACAGCTTCTTGATTGCTCGAAGCTTTCGCGTGTTGATTTAGCTGTTGATGATTTTCATGGCCTTTTTGGTCGTGACTATGCAAGGAAAGCTTATTCAGATGATGCGTTTAGAACTAGCTCTAGAGGTAGAACTCCAGCTGCTGGCGAACGTGTTTTTAAAGAGGCCAATGGTCGAGTTCTTAATGAATCGTTTGAAGTTGGTAGCCGTCAATCTAGGGTTTACTGGCGTATTTATAACAAGGCTGCTCAATTAGGTCTTGATATGTACTGGTTCCGAAATGAGGTCGAACTTAAGGATTTCCCTATTGATGTGCTGCTCGATATTAGCGGCCATTATGCAGGATTGTGTGATTTCTCGGCTTCGATAGTGGCTTCTTGCCCTGTAAAGGTGATCACAAAAAAGTCTTCAATCGCTCTCGATATCTATGGAAGAGCGAAGTGGGCGCGTCGTCAAGTTGGTCGAACTCTTGCCGATTTAGCTAAGTATTTTGATGGGGATATCGAAAAGGTTTTCGGTCTCCTCGTATCTAGTGAACATCAGGATTCAGAGTTCAGTCTTCCTGATATTCATCAAAAAATAATCAAAGAAATAACGGGCGGTTAAAAATGAAATTAGTTCTACTTGGTGCTTCGCACTCTAAAGGTATCTCGGGAAAAACTGGCAAGCCTTACGAAATTGCAGATATTTTCTACGGTAAAAAACCACGCGCTTGGTCAACTGATAAGGGTAGCTGTTCGACCTTTGGTTTTGATGTTGGTGAAGATGGTGGCTCTATGACTTTCGTTGTTTCTGATGAGATTTTGAAGCAATTCGAGTCTACCGCTTTTCCTGTTCTTGCTGAGGTTCAAACTGAGCCTAATCCAGAAAATCCAGAACAAAACTTTGTTACTGGTTACACCGTTATCAAATCACTTTTTGATGATCTTCATAAGAAGTAGGTCTTCTAATGGATATTGATGAGGTGATGCGTTTACTAGATGAAAGAATAGAGATGCTAACAAAACGTATGGATTCGGACTCAGATAACCGTCCTGCTCATGCTGCTGCGATTAGTGCGCTTTATGACTTCAAACAAGTGCTCTCAAACTGAATCAATTCTCTCGATAAATTAAGGATTAGTTATGCCTGTATGCGCCATTCCCAATTCGGACGGTTTCTTAGCTGTCGTTCCTGAGCTTGAAGTCTCTTCTTGTTCTGGTTACGTCATGTTGAGTGCTCAAGAATACGATTACTTTATGGCATATACACAAATAACTTCGTCGGAGATGGCTACTTACTTTTCAGGTGGTTTTGCACTTGTTTTTGTATTTGGCTTTCTCCAAACATATGGCATTAAAGCCGCATTAAAAGTCATTAGGCTAATTTAAGGAAAACATCATGAAATACATGAATAAAGCTCGTAAGTTCGCAGGCAAAGTTAAAACTCAAGCTGCTGTTGGTTCACTTCTTCTTATGGCATCGGCAGGTGCTCGCGCTGAAGGTGCAGATGATATCTGGGCTGCAATCGATTTGACGGGTACGACTACAAAAGTTGTTGGTGCGGGCGTTGTGATTATTGGTATTGCAATGGCGCTTAAAACTATCGGTCTTGGTAAGCGTACCGTTAACAAGATTTAGGAGCGAACATGCTATTAGTTCTGCATGACCTCCAACTCATAGTTTTTACTCTTTTGGGCGGTCTAGCAGGATTTATAGCGGCTCAAAATATGAAAGGTTAGGGGGGCTTCGGCTCCCTTTTTTTATTGAGGATATATTGTGTATCGTCTTATTGTTTTATTATTTTTTGCGTTCACTTCTAACGCTTTTGCGCTTTCTAATGTTTATAGTTCACAAGTTGATACTGTTCCAGTAGGCACTGTGGGAACGGGTAGCGGCCTCCTTTCATTAGCTAAGACCGCTGAACCTAAGCGCATTACTTCAGGTAAGTGGTATGGCAAACACCTTTGTTACACCTCTTTTTCTCTATCTACTCATTATATTCGTGCTTATTACTATGTTTATGGAAACGCTGATTGTTCTGGCTCTCGCTTTGGCGATTCCTATCACATGATTAGTTTTCAATCGACTGGCTCTTGTCCTTCAAATACTGAGATGAATCCGAGTTCTGGTATTTGTGAAGAACCAACTTGTGATCTTCTTTCTGGTAAGGATGCCCCTTGGCCTTCCGGTCCCGTTCCTGATGATGGCAAAGGGATTGGTGCTTCTAGACAGTCTTGTGATACGTCAAATCAATGTGAGGTTTTATCAGGTTATAGGGCTGCGAATGGCTCGATGATAAAAGACTCTTTTTACACTGGTGCTGACTGCCCCTCTGACGGTGATTATAGCGAGTGTTCTTACTATGGTGGTTGTGGCCCTGGTGGTGAACAACCTGAGCTTGAAGACCCTTACGAGGGCTGTAAGAAACCTTTTGTTGAATCTGCTTTTGTTTGTCCTAAAGATACTGATGGGGATGGTAAACCTAATCCTGATGCACCTTTCGATGAAAAGGCCATTTGTGAACATGACTCCTCTGGTAAGTTCTCTTGTCGTCTGGGTTCTTATGACTTAGCTTCACCAGAACCGTTGCCAACCACACCGACTGAACCTGATATCGATATCGATAATCCAAGTAATATCCCCGGAGCAGGTGGAGACCCAGCAACAATTGAACCTGTTGACCCTGTTACTGAAGTTACTGAGCCTGAACCTACACCGGATTCAAATACAGACATTGTTAAATCGGTTGTTGCTTTGAATAAAGATGTTAATAAGTCATTGAATGATTTGAACATTGATATAAATAAATCTCAGGCAGATATTAATACTGAGCTTGATAGGTTGAATCAGAATGTGGTTAACAACTCTAATGCTATTCAAGGTTTAGCAAAGACAAATATTGATATTTACAAGAACACTAAGCAGCTTATTCAAGGTGTTGAGGTTTCAGTTAAGCAAGGCACTAACGCAACAGTAAGCGCGATTAGTAAAGGCTTTCGAGTGACTAATCAGAATCTCGATTCAATGGGTGAATCATTGGAAGAAATCAAAGGTTCTCTTGATGGTCTAGCAAATGTTGATACTAGCTCTGCTGGTACTTCGGGTTCGTGTATCGAGACTGATACTTGTACGGGGTTTTATACGTCTGGTTATCCTGATGGGCTTTCTGGTGTTGCCAATGCGCATTTTGAATCCATCAAAACTAATGTGCTTGACGGTTTTGTTAACACCTTTGGAAACCTTGATTTGTCTAATGCCAAACGTCCTAGTTTTACTATCCCTGTTTTAGATTTTGGTGATTACAGTATCGAGGATTATCTCAATCTTGATTGGATATTTGGATTCGTTCGTTTTTGTCTTATTTTCACTGCCATTGCTACGGCACGTAAAAACATCTTAGGGGGCTAACATGGATTGGATAGTTGATTTATTTAATAAGCTTATCGAGTTTCTATACCGCTTGATTATTAGCTTAGTGGACATGATTAAAGATGTGTTTATCTGGGCGTTAGATGAAATATTGTCACTGTGTCAGTCTCTTTTAGATTGGGTTTTCGCTTTCTTCGAACCTATGGATATATCTCAATATTTAACCGCGATTCCTAGCGAAGTGTCTTGGGTGCTTTCTGCTATTGGGCTTCCTCAAGGGCTTTCTATTATCTTAGCGTCATTAGTTGCTAGGTTACTTTTACAATTGATTCCATTCACGAGGTTAGGCTCATGATATACGGGATAGTTGGTCGTCCAGGGGGCGGTAAAAGTTATGAAGCGGTAGCGTACCAGGTTCTTCCTGCTTTGAAAGAAGGGAGAAAGGTGATCACAAATCTACCTTTGCAGATAGACCATTTTGTTGCTGTTCTTGGTGAAGAAGTTAGAGAGTTGATTGTCGTTATCGACGGCAAGCTTAACGATTTTGGTTCAATGGAAAGGCCATTTAGTAAAGTGGCTGATTACAATGATGAATGGCGCAATGATAAAGGGCAGGGGCCATTGTATGTCGTCGATGAGGCGCACATGACTTTGCCTAATAAGAACTTAAACACTGAGATACTCGAATGGTATTCGCTTCACCGTCATTATGGTGTTGATATCATTCTGGTAACTCAGAATTTAAGGAAGATACACCGCGATATTAAAGACATGATTGAGGTGACTTACTACTGCGCTAAGAATACGGCTTTAGGTTCGAACAGTACATACACAAGAAAAGTGCGTTCTGGTGCTAATGGTGATGTTGTTAATACGAGTATTCGTAAATACGAACAAGCCTACTTTCCTTTTTACAAAAGCCATACCGCATCTAATAGCAGTGTAACTGAAGCTATGGCCGCGGATATTGTTCCTCTTTGGAAGCGTTGGCCTGTTATCGGTTCAGTCCTATTTTTAATTGTTGGTGTCAGCATGTTGGTTTGGTCATTTTCAGATAAAGAAGAAAATGACATACCTGAGCTAGTGCAGACTGCTGAAGCGGTAGGAACGCCAGCTGTTCAAACTGTGCCTGAAGGAACGCCAGTTAAAAAAGCAAAAAACAATTCGGATTGGTTCGGTCCATTAGATGGTTTTAAGTTTTTCGTTACGGGGTATGCAAAGCAGATAGCCTATATCAGGCATCGTTCTAGTAATCGTATCGATAACGACTTGTCGTTCTATAAGATTTATATCGATGTGTACGATAAGAATCGAAAGCTGTTTAGCTTAGACCAGATAGGACTTCAAGAAATTGGTTATCAGTTCAAAGTGTTGTCTGATTGTGTCTATCAAGTGGCTTGGGAAGATTCAGAGCGCATTATCACTTGTGGTGAAGTTCCCAAAGATAACAAGCCTGATTTATTTAGCGAGGCGTTACCAATTAGCATATAA